ATTTGTACTTTCAGCAGATAAAGCACAATACTCAGATCAATGACCCTGAGCATATTTGGAAACGCTTTATCCAGCAGTACTATAGCCTCATGGTAGAGGCTCAACGCTTGATGATTACTCCAGAAGATGTTAAGAGGGCTAAAGAAAAGTCCATGAAGTCAAGAGAGAGGTTGCGCGATGTATAGTCTTGCAGACAAGGAAGTTGTAAAGCTTCGTCGTAGGCATTGGATCCAAGCTTCCAACATTCCTCAAGCTCGTATTGGTTGGCTCTTAGAGGATTGCTCAGAGGTAGAAGACGACGTCATGTCGGATGTAAAACTCTGGGTAAAGAAAGTCTTAGAGGGTAAAGTTATTCGGTCTATCGGTAGTAAAGACTGCGGTTTAGGTTTGATGCTTTGGGGAACCCCAGGACTTGGTAAAACAACTCTTGCACTTTCAATCATTCAAGAGATGATGATTAATTTTCCTATCGAAGCTTTCGATGTTCGTGAAGGTAACACTGTTATAACACCTTGTTACTTTTCTACATACAACGACATCCTTGATCTCAAGGGTCGTACTATGGAAGAGACCGTAAATGACTTAGATATTAATCTTTACAACGGTTTACTTGGCGAATGCCGTAACGATGCTTTCAATGTTCGTGTGCTCATTATAGACGACATTGGTAAAGAGCACGCTAGCTTAAGCGGTTGGCAAAAGAATATGCTTCATCATATTTTGAGGACACGCTTTAACAACGGATTGCCTACTATTGTTACCACTAACATTGAACTAGATGATTGGGCGGGTCTTTACGGTGATGCTACAGAGAGCTTTGCACACGAAGCATTTGTGTATCTACCGCTTGAATCTGGCGGGAAAGACCTACGCAAATGAAGGACTTTACTGTGAGTGATAAGCGCTTGCTTCAGATCTTTCTTCCTGAAGTAAAAGACTCTTATGAAATTTCAGAGGTCTACGCTGATGACGCGGGGGACTTATCCTGTAACTGTTCTACCTACGTTAAGCGTAAGTCCTGTAAGCATGTGCGACTCATTCAAGCTCGCGTAGACGCTAATGACGGTCGGTATGTCCCTGAGATTTTAAGAAGTGCATCCCAATCAGAGGCGGAGTTGGCAAAAACTTCTAATGATGCTTACAATCACTTCCTTAGAAGATACGGAAAAATAGAGGTTTACTAATGCGCAATGGGGATATAAGCAACGAGCTTCCCCGTAGAGTGCTGGTAGTTACTGATGTAATTACCGAAACGGAATTAGTAATTAAAAAGAAACTTAGATTTCTTAAAGTACCTGAATATAAAAAACACATACGTCGTGATGTGTTAAGTCGTTTTTACTTATACACAACCCACAGAGAAGTAACTTTAGAGTTAATCTCTTACGATCTAGACAGTCAAGAACTTGAGTCCTTCATGGATGCTATTGACAAGGCTGGGACTAATCCGTTTAGATACTTCTCTTCCTACGGATCAATAAATGATTTAATGGCTGAGCTACCTTACAGACCTGAGGTGGTTGGTGTTATAGATAAACCGGATAAACTGCTACGGTACGGACACTGGGGATTGGAGTTCAACCGACTATGAATAACGAAGCAAAGCTACTTAGTAAAGTAGTAGAGGATAGAAACCTTGGCGACATTCTTGAAAAGGGAATTACTGAATCTTGGTTTTCTGACCCACAGGATAAAAAGTTATTTCTTTTTTTAAGAGATCACTTTGTTAAGTACCAAGAAACTCCAAGCCTAGATGTAGTGAAAGAAAACTTTCCTACATATAAAACTTTGTCAGAGCAAGGGTCTCCAGTACAAGACTCTGTAGATTATTTAATTGATGACCTTGTAGCTAAGCGCCGTAAAAAGTTTATTTCAGATACTTTAGGAAGTGCTATCGACCACATTGATAGCCCTACTCCTGATCATGAATCCGCACTTCTTGCTTTACAAAAAGGCATACTAAAGCTTGAAGAGTCTGGTCTTAATAAGACCTCAGACATTGAAGTAACTAAGGCTGCTAAGAACGCGCGTGCTGAATATGAATTTAGAAAGACTAACCCGGGACTTCTAGGGTTACCTACAGGTTTTCCCACTATGGACATCGCTACCTCTGGATTACAACCTGAACAACTTATTGTGATTATTGCTCCACCTAAAACTGGTAAGTCAACCTTGGCTTTGCAGATTGCCATCACAGCTCACCTACAGAATAAGCGCCCACTTTTTATTTCTTTTGAGATGAGTAACAAAGAACAACTCAGCCGTTACTATGCTATGCGAGCTAAGATTTCTCATAAGCGACTTATGACTGGTTCCCTTACTCCTGAAGAAGAGGCTCGGTTCTACACAATCTCTAGAGGTATTGAAGCCATGAAGGAAGAACTTTGGTTTTCAGGATCAGCTGAAGGTCAAACTGTCAGTGCCATTGCCAGCAAGATTCAAGCAAAGCAACCAGACATTGTGTTTATCGATGGAACATACTTGATGATTGATGAGCAGACAGGTGAATCAAACACTCCTCAAGCGATCACTAACATCACCCGTGCGCTCAAGCGTCTAGCTCAGAAAACTAAGCTTCCTATTGTTATCTCAACTCAGGTACTTACTTGGAAGATGAAGGGCTGAAACGTAAGCGCAGACTCTATCGGTTACTCTTCCTCTTTTCATCAGGATGCAGACGTTATCTTTGGTCTACAACGTGAGAGCGATAATGTTGACGATACCCGTCTACTGCGAGTAGTGGCTAGTCGTAATGGCGGACTTGTAGATGTTTCATTAGTATGGGATTGGGAAACTGGACAGTTTAGAGAGTTGGAGGCAGGAGACCTATGAAGTACATGACTTACGGTTTCTTTGCCAAGGAGTGGTCTGGAGAATGCGGTGCTTGCGGTACGGAGTTGTTCGCTCCCACACAGGGCGCCTACATCGTTAACCACAGCGCGCACACTCACTCAAATAAGTGCTTAGGTGGTTACTAATGACTTCAGAAGACATGGAAGACCTACTAGACCGTCTAGGTATTGAGGTTATTGGATCTCGCGGTTCAGAGGTTCAAGGAGCTTGCCCAGCTCATTTAGAACGCACAGGTCATGTTGACCACAACCCTTCTTGGTTTATTAACTCAGATACCGGTGCTCACATCTGCTTCAGCTGTGGCTTCAAGGGGGGCTTGTATTCTTTAATCAGTTACACACAGGGTATTGAATACGAGAAAGCGCGAGAGTGGATTGGCGCTGAAGATGATCTGATTGTTAAGTACGACCGAGCTGTACGAGAGAAGAAGAACGAACTTCCAGAGCAGACGATTATCACTGAATCAATGCTTGCCGCTTTTGTAGAGCCTCCAGAAGAGGCTTTGCTCTCTAGAGGTCTCACTCCATCTATGGCGCGGGAGTACGGTCTTCTATGGGATCGTTTGCGCGAGTCTTGGATTATCCCCGTAAGAGATGCTGTGACAGGTTCCTTGTGCGGTTGGCAGGAAAAGGGTTACAAGACTCGTCACTTCAATAACTACCCTAAGGGTATGAAGAAAAACGTTTCCTTATTCGGCTACCAGCAATACTCTGGCGGAGACATGATTGTTGTTGAGTCTCCCCTAGATGTCGTTAGATTGGCTTCAGTAGGCATTAGAGGCGGGGTAGCCACCTTTGGTTGCTCAGTGTCAACGCCTCAGATTAATGTCATTAGAGGGGCAGATAGGGTTATCTTTGCTATGGATAACGATGATGCCGGTAAGCAGTCCAACAAGGAACTATTAAACGCTTGTAAGTCCTATTGGTTTGAGGCATGGTTTTTTGACTATTCCCATACAGACTGCAAGGATATTGGCGGTATGAGTAAGTCGGAGATTTTGGATGGGCTTAGAAGTGCTAAGCACATGCTACATGGAGATAAGGCACTAGTGTGATTATTGGATTAACAGGGTATGCCCGCGCAGGCAAAGATACTGTCGCACAAGTACTTATTGAAAGCTATGGATTTGAACGCGTGGCTTTTGCGGATCCTATTCGTGAACTTCTTTTAGAGATGAATCCAATTTTAGAAGACGGATTTAGACTCAACGAAGTTATTAAAGAATTTGGTTGGGAAGTCGCTAAGGGTAAATCGGAAGTTAGGCGCCTACTACAATCTTTAGGATTGGGGGCTAGAAACGTTATTGACCCTGATATTTGGATAATCAAAGCTCTTCGTACCATGTCCGGTGAAGGGAACTACGTAATCACTGATGTGCGTTTTCAAAATGAAGCCGAAACTCTTACATCCCCTTTCAGAAAAGGTAAAGCGCAAATTTGGCGCATTGAGCGTCCAAATGTAACTGCTGTTAATGGGCAT